CTGCAACAACAGGTATTACTATCGCTAATACAGGCGGTGGAGCAGGTCATGCTAATAATCAACCTGCAATAGCTGTTCACTTTATAATCTATATACCTTGAGAAAATCAAAACAAAACATTAACTTAAGTTAATTATGGCTAAATGTTTGCCAGGAATGCCATGTTACCCATCTGGAGATGCTGTAGTGTATTATACATACCCTAAAGGATGCTCTACGTCAGTACCATCCCCCTACACCTTTCCTATATCTTCAGACAACCTTATTTATACAGGCCCCAATCTTCCATATACAGGAATTCAGACAGATATGGATATTACAGAGGCCCTTCAAAGGATAGACGCTCAACTTAACCCAACTTCTATATTTGCTGCCTTTATAGCAGCAATTGATAATAATCCAGCTTTAAAGACCATTCTATGCTCTAAAGTAGGAGAATGTCCTTAAAATCCTGTTTTTTGTTGTTGGTTTCAAAAAATAAGGATTTGGCCCTTTCTATGTAAAAAGTAGGGAGGGCTTTTTGGTCTATAACGAATTTAGTTAAAAAATATAATGAATTTAGTTAAATTAATTTGGATATTTAAATAAAACAAAGTATATTTGTAGCAACTTAAAATCTATATAATGATAGAAAACAATGAATTAATGCTTGACAAACTTCAGCAATTGTTAAAGCAAAAGAAATCAAAGGCTTTTTATGCAGAGAAACTAGGGGTGACATTAGAGACAATATATGAGCTAATGAAGCATATAAAAGAGGAAAAGGAGCCTGAAATAGAAGAAGTAACAACTAGAGTAAGTGTAGAAAAAGGAACACTAGAAAGCACAAGAGAAACAACATTTGATCCACAAACAGTAGAAGAACTTGCAAAATTACATAAAATTGACCTGGAAAGGTACAAAATCTCAAACTATTGGTCCAAACTGAAATCCAATGGTAAATTCACAAGTAGTATCTTTGCCACATTAAAGAAGTCCTCAGATTACACAGTGGAGGACTTTGCCAAATTTCTCGAAAACTATAATCCTGCTAAGGCAGCATATTCCTGGAAACTCCTTCCAGATATGAATTTAGAAACTGTAGATGTTGAACTAAATATAGCTGATTTTCACCTAGCTAAGAAAACTATAACAAAAGATACTCTTTTAACTAAAACATTCGATTACTTTTCGGTGGTTAATGACTTGGTTTCTAAAACGAGAAGTAACTATAATATAGATAAACTGGTATTCCCTTTATCGAACGATTTTTTCCATTCCGATAACTATCAAAATACTACTACAAATGGTACACCTCAAGATGTTACAGTATGGTACGATGAGGAATATGAAGTAGGATTTGATATATTAAGAAATACAATTGATTTCCTTGTAACACAAGCTAAAGAAGTAGAAATAGTTTTAGTTCAAGGAAATCATGACCGAACAAAAGGATTTTATGTAGCACATGCATTGGAGGTATTTTTCAAAGGATGTAAAAATATTAGTTTCCAAAGGCACCATTCTACTACAAAATCCGTAGTATTAGGAAATACCTTTATTGGGTATCATCATGGTAATTCCTGTAAATTAGATCAGCTTCCTCTTTTATTTGCCACAGGAAAGGATGCTTCAGCCTTTGGAAATGCCAAATATAGGGAGATTCATACAGGCGATCAACACCACTATATGGCTAAAGATATCAAAGGAGTTAGGATTCAACAGCTCCCTAGTCTAAGTGGGGATGATAGATGGCATATAGATAATAATTTTGTAAATAGTGTAAGGGCAGGTATAGCTTTTATATATCATCCTGACAAAGGAAAGATAGCCGAATTTGAAAGTAGGGTATAATATATGAAATGGACAAGTGATGAAGAAAAGTATCTATTGGAAAATTATCCAAATAAAAATTTAGATTTAAAGCATTTTGAGGAAAGGTTTAAAAGAAGTAGAGACACTATAAGACATAAGGCCATAGAAATAAATGTTTATAGAGGGTATAAAGAGTGGACACAAGAAGATCAGAACTATTTGATTAATAATTATAAGAATCCAAAGATTAATCCGGAATATTTTGAAAAGGTTTTAGATAGAAAGTGGAATAATATAATATCAAAAGCGAATAAACTAGGTCTTGTTAGAAATGTCACTATAATAACAGACAGTAGAAATATAGAAATTAATGATCCTAACTACATTTACGAATGTAGTATTTGTAATAAGCCTAAGCCTAATAATCAATATAGTAGAGATAGAAAAAAGAAAGGAAAAGGAAGAGAGTATGTGACACAATGTAAAGATTGTAGAAGATTATATCAGAAACTACCTCATGTTAGAGAAAATCAAAACAAAAGACATATTTTACAGAGAAAGAAACATAGAATTAATTCTGTATATTGGTCCTCTGTTTCCAATGCTAGAAATAGAGGTACAGAACATACTATAACAAAAGATGATATAAAGGAGCTTTTTGAGATACAAAAAGGATTATGTTATTACACAAATAAACCAATGTTACAGGACATAAGAGATACTGTAAGAAATGATGATTCTTTATCCATAGATAGATTTGACTCCTCTAAAGGATATATTAAAGGGAATATAGTATTATGCAGATGGATTGTTAACAGAATGAAAAATGATATTGAATTTAAACAATTTTTAGAGTTGGTTTCTGATATAAACAAAAATTTTAATAAATAAAATGTCTACTCTTAGAAATCTTGTAAGTATTATCAGAAACTTTTATCTAGTGATTCTTTAGCCACTGACAGATTAATAGCTGCTGAGATTAAGGCTAGTTCCTTTTTATTAATAAAAAGGGAGGCAAACCTCAGGAAGCTTTGGGCTACGGACACACTTTTTACCACTATACCTTGTCTGGAGCTTATGGAGGTTCCTATTTCAGAATGCTGTGAGTATTCTGAGGAGTGTATGATAGCAAGGAGTAAATATAAGATTCCGCGTATTTCGGAGGGAAATTATCAATACCTTATACAAGGAGTTTATTCCATTAATGCAATGGGAGGAAAGGGAAAAAAGTTGAAGGAAATCACCATAAACAGGTATCTCAACCTTTTAAAGCTTCCTATAGTAAAGAAAGAAGAATACTATTGGATTTCCAATGACTACCTGTATGTAACCAACCCCTTCCTTAAAGCAATTAGAACAGCAGCCTTTTATGAAGAGGATGTTCCTAATGAGGTGATGTTCTCTGATTGCAACTGTGGAACAGCATACACCGATGAAGAGTATTGCAAAAACCCCCTAGACCGTAAGTTTGGGCTCCCTGGGTATCTCCAAAAACAAATCCTAGACCTCACATCCCAACGACTTCTTTCAACATATTTCAACATTAAGACAGATCAAACAACAGATGGGGTAGATGGACAGGCCCCTAATACAAGACCAACTAATTAATGAGGACAGCCGTAGATTGGAGAAGCAGCAGTAAGGACAACTACACCAGCTTTCGTAAAGCCAACCCTACAATCAAAATAACATTTGATGAATGGAAGGGAATATTATACGGCTTTAATGAGGAGTTTAAGACTTATATTCTGGAAACAGGAGAAAAAGCCAGACTTCCTGGAGGTATGGGAGACTTCTCCATTAATAAGAAGAAGAGGAAACATATTAAAACTGACCCTAAGACAGGAAGACAATTCATAAATCTACCTGTTGATTGGAAAAGAACCAGAGAAAAAGGGAAAATAGTCTATAATTTCAATGATCACACAGAAGGTTTCTACTTTGGGTGGAACTGGTTCAAGAAGAGTGCAAGGTTTAAAAACTGTGATTTGTGGTATTTTAAGCCTACAAGAGTAACCTCTCGCCTAATCAGGCACTATATAAAGATAGACAACAAGTATCAACATTTATACCGTCAATGGATACCCTAAAATGAGTGCATATTATAAATATAATTTCGTATCCCCTGAAGGAATATATAGCATAGTCCAAGAGGAATTAAAGAGTTACTTTGATTCTGGGGCGTGTGATAGTCTTATGTTTCCTACATGGCTTAATAAATGTTTAAGTCATTTAGGGAAAGGCTCATATAACATTGTTGAGGAACTGTTTTATATAGAAAATTATGAAATCAGGCTTTCAGACAATTTTTATGCTGTTAGGGAAGCATGGCTTTGTGCAGATATTGAAGGTTTTCCTTATAGGAGTGCTAATTCCTTCTATTCACAAGCAGCCTCCACAGATACTATACAAATTAGTCCTGTCATATCTAATGGTGTTCCATGTACTAATTCAGAATGTACAACGGGATGTCCTGAATGTATGCCTGAATTAATACAGGCTGTATATAAGACAAACAATGAATTCAGTGTTTCTTATAAAAGGAAGTATCTCTTAAAGCCAGGAAATATCTCTGTAAAGTCTCATTGTACATTAGATTGTGCAAACTTTGGCTCCTCCGCTGCTGATAGTTTTGATATCCGAGATAACAAATTTGTTGTTAATTTCAGATGTGGAACTATATATCTAGTGTTTTATGCTACGGATTATGACAGTGTAGGGAATCAGTTAATTCCAGATAACTTCAGAATTAAGGAATATATAGAAAAATACCTGAAATA